ATGAAAACTTTGTATTTTCTTGGAGGACTTCCAAGAAGTGGTTCTACATTATTAGGATCCATTCTCAATCAACATCCAGACATTTATGTATCACCCACATCTCCATTAGGCGATGTAGTGACTGATATAGAAAAAATATTTAATAAAGTAGACCAACAGTTTACTTTTGACCGCAAAACAATATCTTATAATGTCTATAAGGCAGTTCTTGCCAACTTCTATAATCATATTCCAAAGTCAACAATCATAGATAAGCATCGGTTTTGGGGAAAGAATCTTGATACGGTACAGATGTTTCTTTCCAATAAACCAAAGATTGTAGCAACTTATCGTTCTATTCCAGAAGTTCTTACATCTTATATTTCTCTTATAGAACGTTCAAAGCACGAAGATAACTTCATTGATAATCATTTAAGAAAAGATAATTTACCAATCACAAATAATAATCGTGCTGAATATATTTGGAGATATTATGTTGCTCCATCTTATGAGAGTATGGTTTATGGTCTTACAAAATATCCAGATTGGGTTCATCTAGTAGAATATAATAATCTTGTAGAAAATCCAGAAGAAGAACTGAATAAAATCTATGAGTTCCTAGAGATTCCTTCTCATACAAATACCTTTAATAATATTGATAATGCTTGCGGAGAACAAAAAGATGAGGCTTGGGGATTAAAAGGTCTTCACGATATTCGTCCAAATCTATCTAAAATTTCACAAAATCCTATTGATGTAATAGGAGAAGAAAATGTAAAACTTTATTCTAAGTTTGATTTATGAAAACTCATTTGTTGGTGGTTCTTCAGTCTCATTCAAAGGGAAATAGAGATGATGAACAAACCAGATATTGTAATGCTCCAAAGATTGAGGTTTCGTCAAGGTGCATCTTTTCTGTAATTGATTCTTTAAATTATGCTCAAGAACAATATCCAGATTATGAAATAGAACTTCAAATTTTTGATGACCATTCAGACCAAGAATTTTTAGATATTCTTCAGTCACTAATTGATACAGCAAAGTTTAAAGTTAACTTAACACATCTTGAAACTTATGGTATAATGCCTTCTATACTTCGTTGTTATGAGCACGGCAGAGATTATGGAAAGGATTGGGTCTATTTTATTCAAGATGATTTTTTACATCAACAAAACTCAGTGGAGTTAATGATAGATGCTATCAATCAGTTCAGTTGCAATCTAGGAAAACCAGCAAGCATCTTCCCATTTAATAAACCAGCAGAATATCATTTGCCAGAAAATACTGCTGTTCTTTGTAATCTTGTCGTTGGTAAAGATAGATACTGGAGAACTAATATTCACCCAGCAGTGACTTTAATGACTCATGTTGATATCATCAAACTAAACTGGGACTTGTTTCATAAGATGGCAAAAAGTGAAGTAAGTAGCACTATGGAAATGGATAGTATTTGTAAAATTTACTATGAAAGAGGATACTATTGCTTTACACCTATTCCATCATTAGCACTTCATCTACAAACAGAATGGGATAAAGACTTTTTTATTGACTGGAAATCTTGGTGGAATGAATACGATTTGGAGAAACTAAATGAAAATTAATGTGTATTTAAGACACTGCTATTACTCAAAAATTCAAGAGGCTCCAGGAAAACAAAGACCTTCTTGGTGGGATAAAGAAAAGGTATTCCAAAACTTTAAGAACACACTCAATCCAGAAACAACAAATTATACAATCATCTACGATGAACATTATGGAAAGATAGAAGATACTTTCCTAGCACAAGAGAATAATGTTCATACTATTAATTGTGGGGGAGAAGCAAAAAGTTTTATTGAAACATTAAAGTACATCCAATCTCAAAACCATTCTCCAGATGATATCATTTATTTTCTAGAAGATGATTATGTTCATCAACCAGGATGGGGTAAAGTTCTAATAGATGGATTTACTCTACCAGTTTCTTATGTGACATTGTACGATCATAGAGATAAGTATAGTGAGTATTATGCAGAGTTTCGTACCAAAGTTTTGTTCACGGATTCTAATCACTGGATGGCAACACCATCAACCACAAATACTTTTGCAGTTAAGTATTCAACTCTCATAAAGGATTTTTATACTCACACTAAATATTCTACAGGAGTGGAACCATCAGCAGACCACCAAAAATTTATAGAGTTATCACAAAACGGAAGAGTTCTTATATCTTCCATTCCTGGTTATTCTACACACTGCCAAGAAGATTTATTATCACCTTGTATTGATTGGAAAAAATACTTATGAATATAACACTTTATGCTATTGCCAAAAACGAAGAAAAGAATGTTCAGAAATTCGTTGAAATCTCAAAGAAATTTTCTCATACTGTTGTGGTTGATACTGGAAGCACAGATAATACAGTTCAATTACTTAAGGATGCTGGTATTGAAGTCTATGAGCATCCACAATCTAGAGAAGAGTTTGATTTTTCCAAAGCAAGAAATCAAGCACTATCTTATGTAAAGACTGATTGGGCATTTTCTCTAGATTTCAATGAAGACCTTGATGAATTTTTCCCTGAAGGTCTTGGTGTAATTGCTGAAGAGTTTACTGCATTTAGACATGAACGATATGATAAGGTTGGCGATGAAGATCCCACTTTAGGTCAAGTATCTCATATTCGTTTTCATAGAACCAAGAATTATACTTGGGTAAATGCTGTCCACGAAACTCCAATGTTCATTCCAACAGAAGAACATTTAAATGAAGTTGCTGTTGATACAACAATTAAGATTACTAAAAGTGTACAACCAAGTGTAGACAAACAACTTTTCTATCTTTCAATTTGTGAAAGAGAATTTGAGAAGGATCATACAAGTGCTTATTATCTTTGGTTTATCTTCAAGCATTACTTTGAAGTTAAGAATATTGAAAAGACTATTGAACTTGGCCAAGAATATCTAAATCTTTCAAAAGCATATTTTGACCCATCAAGAATTGATGTATTCATTATGACCAGTATTGCTCTTATTAATACTAAAGATATTCAAAGAGCATCCAATTATGCTTTCCACGCATTAAGTGAGGCTATGAATATTGGTGGTGATGCTATGGGTAAAGCATTCACTCATCTACTTAATATTGGTAGACTCACTCAAAATCCTAATATTATTGTCTTTGCTTCTGGGTTTAATGCAGAGACATTAACACTTACTGAAAGGGCAGAAGCAATTGAGCAATTACAGTTGAGCATTAACAATGAAGATTGAAATTCCAGTATCAGTCGGCGAACTATTAGATAAGATTTCAATTTTAGAAATTAAGTCTATGTTCACCGATAATGAATATGTTTTAAAAGAGTTAGAGCAATTAAATTTAATTAAGAGCACTCTAACTCAATATACTTTAGAGTATGAAGTTCAACTTAAAAAGGTTAATGAAAAACTTTGGAAGACTGAAGACAAGTTAAGAAAGTTGGAGAAAGAACAAAGATTTGATGATGAGTTTATTGAACTTGCTCGTAGTGTTTATATTACTAATGATGAGAGAGCAAGAATTAAAAGACAAATTAATAAAATTACCAATTCAACATTTAAAGAAGTGAAGGTATACTAAATGCTTAAAACACACTAAAGTAAAATGGCGGCAGTAAGTGCAGTAAATCTAGTTATTCAAAAAGGCACTTATTTTGAGGAAACCTTTTCTTTGGCTGCTGAAGATGGTTTGGGATTGAATTTAAATAATAAAACAGTTACTGCTAAACTAAAAAAACAGCCAACTGCTGGAGTTGCTTATACTTTTTCAACTACACTTACAGTTGCTGATAATATTAGGAAGATAATGCCATCCCCTCTTCGCAAACGCACTCATACTTATAGTTACTCTGTAATATGTATTATAGCATAAAAATCACATTGACTTTACAGTAAAATTCCAATATAATGCATCTGAATAATATAAGGAGATTGAATTTGGCATATCAATCAATTTGGTACTTCAGTAACCTCCCAGATAAAATTGTAGATATCATCGAAGAAGACCTCAAAGATAATTTTGATCCACAACTCCAAGATTCTAGAGTTGGTGGCGGTGATTATGGGACAGTAGATAAAGATAAAAGAAACGCACGAAATGCTTGGGTTCCCACAACTCATTGGGTTGCAGGATTTGTTTGGCATTATGTTCAACGTGCAAACCGAGAGAACTTTTTATATGACCTAACAAATATTGATGGAGAATCACTTCAATATACTGTGTATGGAGAAGGTGAGTATTATGGTTGGCATAATGATGCAGGCCTTGCAACTTACTATAAACCAGTATCTGGAGGTAATCGAGGACATGGTGGTGAAATTCTAAATGATTTTGTAAATGAGAACTGTGAGAAGGTAAGGAAACTGTCATTCAGTTTGCTTCTTTCAGACCCAGAAACTTATGAAGGTGGAAATCTTCAATTGTTGGATGAAGCAGGAAAATCTTATATTGCTCCACGACAACGAGGAACTATTATTCTCTTTGATTCTCGTACACAACACCGAGTTCAGAAAGTAACTAAAGGTGTTCGTAAGAGTTTGGTTGGATGGGTAGTTGGTCCGAGGTTCCGCTGAGGTGAGTTATGGCAGAATGTATGACACAAGAACAGATTGATTTTCAAGAGAGAGTCAATTCTGGAACTTCCCCAACAAACAACGAAGAGTTTGATAAGAATGGATATTTAGTTCTAAGAAATCTATGGGACCCCAAAGACCTTTACTGTAAACCACCAGCAATCAAAGGTCAATATAACTACTTTGGAAAGATTGATAAGTTCAATCACGTTCCAGTAGAAAATCAGGTAGAAGGTTCTACTTCAAGATACTATTGGCCTCCTTATAAGTATGCACATTCTCAGATTCGTATGAAACTTGAGAAAGCAATCGGTAAGAAACTTTATAACACTTATTATTACGATCGTTTTTATAATCCAGGTCAAGCCCTTACAAATCATGCAGACAGACCTGCTTGTGAAATTTCAGTGACGGTTCATATTAGTAGTAATGTAAGTAATCCATGGCCTATTTGGATTAAGACTCCAGATACTTATGATGACCTTAAGAAAAAAACTGAGATTGTAAAGAAAGGTGAGAATCGTTCAGTGATCTTAAATCCTGGCGACGGTATGATTTACAAAGGTTGTGAAAGACCACACTGGAGAGATCCCATGCCTACTGAATACCGTAGAACTTGGTATGGTAAGAAAGTGGAGAAAGAAGGTTTGTATTATCATCAAGTATTCTTTCACTATGTGCTTGCTGATGGCATAAGGGCACACTGTGCTGGAGATATGGCAAGTTGATTGAAAGAGGGATAACACCCTCTTTTTTATTATGTCTAAAATAGAACTAACCATCCTCTTTTTTTATAAATACCTAAAAAGCACAATAAGATGGCTCTAAATTTCCCTGATTCGCCAACATTGAATCAAGTATATACTGATACCACATCTGGATTTTCGTATCAGTGGGATGGAGTTGTTTGGCAAAGTTATACTCCTGCATCATCAAATCAAATTAAAATTGTTGATAATATCTCCGAATCCTTTAATGGATCAACTCAAATATTTTCATTAGCTGTCTCTGGAACTCCATTATTTCCAGCAAAAGCACAACAGTTGAGAGTTGTTCTCGGTGGCATCATTCAAGAACCAGAAACTGATTATACAGTATCAAATTCCAATATTATCTTCACAACCTCACCAGTATCAGGTTTAGATTGTTCAATTATATCCCTTGGATCTGCAGTTCCTATAAATACGATTGATGATGGGACTGTATTGCCAGAAAAACTTTCAACTGGTGCTCCATCTTGGAATACTGATGGAGACGTTTATATTTCAGGAATCACTACGATTGCTGATGTTGTCAAAGTTGGTGTCGGAACAACTGCACTGATTGTTGAAGGAAATGCAAGAGTTACTGGAATCTTAACTGTTGGATCTTCTAGTATTACTTTAGATGGTGATAATAATACCATTACAGTTGGTTCTGGTGTTACCATTAGTGCTTCTACTGGATTAACTGGATCTGGTGCAAACTTAACATCCTTAAACGCATCAAATCTTTCTTCAGGTACAGTTCCTGATGCTAGATTTCCTGCTACATTACCATCAGCATCTGGTGCAAACTTAACATCTCTGAATGCTGGTAATATCTCCACAGGAACCTTAGCAATCGCAAGAGGTGGTACAAACTCTACATCAACTCCAACTCAGGGTGGTGCTGCTTATGGTACAGGTAGTGCTTTTGCATTCACTTCTGCAGGTTCTTCAGGTCAGGTTTTAACTTCTAATGGAACTTCTGCACCTACTTGGCAAGATGCTGCAGGAGGTGGATGGAATTTTATTGGTTCAATAACTGCAAATGATAGTACTTCAGTTTCTTTTACAAGTGGTATAGATAGTACTTACGATACCTATGTTGTTGTTGGTACTGGAATCACCGCACCATATATCGAGGGCAATTTTTTAGGATCAAGATATTCAACTAATTCTGGAAGTTCATATATAAGTACTGATGATTATAACCTTGCAGCTGATTTTTTTCAGGAGATTTTGGGTCAGGGGGTTACAGAACCAGTTCCATTTAATCTTATTTCGGTTGGAATTGGAGATACAACAATTTATACAAATACTAACACTTGCTTTACTAATTGGTACTTCAATTTAAACTCTTCCACTAAAGCAAAAATATGTAATTCAGAATCAATAACGGTGGCAGGAATAGGAGGAACTTATATACTTAGAGAAGAATATTCTTCGGGACTTACTACATCTTCTGCGGTTAATGCTATAGAGTTTCTTATGGATACTGGCAACATAAGTAGTGGAACATTCAATCTTTATGGTATCAGTAACTCATAAATACAAATAAAATGGCAAAATACTACAGAGATACACCAGAAGGAAGATTTCCTTTTACACCAGAGCAAGAAGCAGAAAGAGATGCTGAGATTGCTGCATGGGAATCAAAATCATCATTCAGGAAATCATCGAAAATCAGAAGTAAAAGAAATAAACTTCTACAGGAAAGTGATTGGACAGTTTTATCTGATGTGACCGTCTCTGATGAATGGAAATCTTATAGACAAGAACTCAGAGATATTACATTACAACCTACATTCCCTGATGAAGTAACTTGGCCAACTAAACCCCAATAAGACCACTTCAAAAACTGGCACACCTGACCCTGCAGAACACTCTGTGGGGTTTTATAATATCCAGAGACACACGAAACCGATGAGGTACTCCACACTGGACAGATTGATTTTTGTCACAAGTTTCCTATGGTTCACCCACTGGGCTGCTAAGGTATCTGAAGTCACCCTTAAGGCATTGTTCTGATGCACTGGTTAGACATCACAGGATATAAAGGTCGTAAGAGACGAGTAGAATCCGTTGTGAGGTGGTTCCTTCACAAATACCTACCCAGACATCATATAACCATTGAAATCCTCGACAGAAGTCTTCGTAGAGAGGGATCTTATGGTTATTGTTCTGTTTCTGGAAGTATTTACAAACCAAGAGAGTTTTTGATTGAGATTGACCCTAAACTTGATCTGGAACTTTATACAAAGACAATCATACATGAGTTAATTCATCTTCGTCAATGGGCTCAAGGAACTCTTAAAGAACGCAGAGGAAAGATGTATTACAAAGACATCAAGTGTGAGGAATTGGATTACTAGGAACTTCCCCATGAGATTGAAGCACACTCACTGGAGCAGATGTATTATGAAGATTACTTGACAGACACCCATAAGAGTGTGTAGAATACCTTTGTCGAGGTTGATAAAAATATAAGCTCAT